AGAAGGGGGAGCCTGTCGTTCTCGATATCAGCACGGTTACTGAGTCGGATATTGACCTGATGAAGTACGGAACTCACACGTTCCCCGAGGGTAGCCTGTGGAGGAACAAGAATGGACATACGATGATCTTCACCAACGGAGAATTTTTGGTAGATTGGTCTGGATATAGGGCACGTACCGATAATGGCGTATTGCCGTTCACACGAATCGACAAGGAGAACTGATATGAGCATTCGAGACACTTACGCCGAGCAGGCATGGGACTTCGCTCTCGACTCGGCGCGGAACGTGGAGTACCTGTCGCTGGGTCTGTGGGGCGAGGTCGGTGAGTTGACGAGCATGTTTGCCAAGTCTATTCGTGATGACACTAATCTGGACTGCGAGGCGGTCGCCAAGGAACTCGGGGACATTATGTGGTTCACCGCATCGTCTGCTATGTTCATGGAGGCGGAGGGTGATTTCACTAAGCTTCTTCAGGACGCCGAAGCAGTAGACAATGGACGGACGATTCTTGAAGAGGCGGAGGCCGTACTTGATGCGACCATTCGGACTGACTTCCTTGACCTGTTTGACTCCATTGCGACTCTTGCTCACGGAGTCGGCTACACGCTTGACGAGGTGCTTGAGATGAACCTCGCTAAGTTGCAGTCTCGCCGAGACCGGGGTAAGATCACTGGGTCTGGTGATGATCGATGAAGCGTATGTCTATCCTAATGTTCATCCTGGCTGCGGTGTGTATGATGCTCGCCGTCTGGGTCTCGGGACTGTGGCTTCAGTTCCTCATCTCCGCTATCATTCTGTTCCTGATGGGGGCCTTCTTCCTCGGGGCTAGCGAGACGGAGGGAACTCGCCGATGAGGTTGCTTGCAACATGGCTCATCGTGTACGCTACAACTACAGAATCCAAGGTGCTTAGGTACTTGGCAACATACGTGGGGTACGACCCCCGAGTGAAGGAGGCGAGATATAATGGCTAACTCCTATGAGACCCTGCTACGAGAAGTCCTGATGGAGGGCAGTAGTCGTCCCGACCGGACTGGCACTGGGACTACATCGCTCTTCGGGGGTCGCATTGAGTATGACCTACGAAACGGGTTCCCGCTCATCACGTCCAAGCGAGTCCCGTTCCGTCTGGTCGCCGAGGAGCTGCTGTACTTCCTGCGCGGAGAGACAAACATCTCGACACTTCAGGAACGCGGCGTTCACATTTGGGACGAATGGGCAGGGGAGGACGGCTACATTGGTCGAATGTACGGATATCAGTGGCGTCGTTGGGGAGAGGAATTTGATTTCGAATACGACGTGACGTACCCCGGAGTTGACCAGATTGCTCAGGTGATCGAGTCCATCAAGACCGACCCTTACTCCCGCCGACACGTCGTGTCCACGTGGAATCCTAAGGACCTTCCGTACATGGCGCTGGCCCCGTGTCACATCATGTTCCAGTTCTACGTGGAAGAGGGAGATGTTCTCTCGATCCAGGTCTACCAGCGTTCGTAAGAGCGCCTTCGTCGGGAAACCGGCGTAGCAAACCCATCTAAACGGGGAACCTCTCTAGCAGACGATCCCGTGCTAAATTGAATCTGGGACTACCTTTCAAAAGTGTGGTATGATGTACGCATGACATACATCATCTACGAAATCAAGAACACTGTTAATGGCAAGCGGTATGTTGGTAGGACATCAAGATACCGTGCACGGACGAGTAGGCACAAGTCAGACCTCCGGAACAATACACACCACAATTCAAGTCTCCAAAGGGACTGGGGTGAATTCGGAGAATCCGCGTTCACGTTTTCAATCTTGTCTGAGGTTGAAAACTTGGAGGACGCGATATTCGCTGAACAGAGTCTTTTAGATTCTGGGCGGGGGAAGGACTTGTATAATATAGGTCCATCTACTTGCGGAGATAATCTAACGTTCAATCCTGATCGGGACGATATAGTAAGTAGAATGGCGGACGCTATTAATAAGCGCTACGAGTCAATGTCTCCGGAAGATCGTAAGGTCATCCACGGGAGCCATATTAACGGAATGACTGGTAGGACTCACTCCGACGAAGTAAAATCAGCTGCCCGTGAACGGGCTTTGGGTAACTCTTGGGCTAAGGGGCATAAGCGTACTCCGGAGCAACGAGAGAAGTTGTCCAAGGTGGCCTCTGAACGTACTGGGGATAAAAACTCCTTCTACGGAAAGAAGCACACTGAAGAGACAAAAAGGGCACTCTCTATCGCTCGTTTGGGGGTTTTACCTCCGAACACCAAAGCCGTAGTAATCGAGGGTACTGTTTATCCATCTAGAACCGCTGCGGCCAAGTACTACGGAATTGCCGTAGCAACGGTGGGTAATCGCATAGCCTCCAAGTCTGATAAGTGGAGTAAGTGGTCTGACCTAGATTCATAAATGCCTAACGACTATCCCGAAAGGGAGTACGCCCAAGCGGGCGGAAATGGTGGGGACCCCTAGGGGTCGTGATATAGTCTCTTCTGCATGGCGACATGCAGCAGCTGTATGGCGGTCTGTGCGTAGCGAACACAGGCGAAGGAAAAGTCCTCAGACATGTTCCTCGGTGTACCGTTCAATCTGGCATCGTATGCGCTGCTGACTCACATGGTGGCTCACATCACCGGGTATGGTGTCGGTAGGCTCATCTGGGTCGGAGGGGATTGTCACATCTACGACAATCACCGAGACCAGGTGAAGGAGCAGTTGAGCCGGGAGTACATTCCACTCCCTGAACTTGAGATTGTCGGTGACGTTGCTAACATTGATGACTTCACCATTGACAACTTCAAGGTGACAGAGTATAATCCTCATCCTACGCTCAAGGGCGTAGTTGCAGTCTGAAGAAAAGGAGACCTGACATGGAAGATGAGCCTGGTAAGATTGGCCTGATCGTAGGGTATGCCCGCGATGACAAGGTTCACCGATACGTCCGCCGCGACCCGCTCTCGAACGACGAGGGCAAGCGGTGGTCCACCCTCGACTGGTCGAGGTTCTACGACTGGTCCGATATTTACGCCGATGACATGACCGTCTTCGGAACTCTCTGAAAGGAAACTGATATATGTCTACTCGTATTATGCTGAAGAACGTCCGCCTCTCTTTCCCGTCGCTCTTTGAGCCGACGTCCTTCCAGGGTGGTGACCCGAAGTACCAGGCCACGTTCCTGATCCCCAAGGACGACAAGGCCAACCTGGATCGACTTGAGCAGGCTGTTGAGGAGGCGGTCGCCGAGGGCACGGCCAAGAAGTTCGAGGGCAAGGCTCCGAAGAAGTTCAAGAACGATCCGATCCGCGACGGCGAGGAGAAGGACGGCGCTGAGTTCCAGGACTGCATGTTCATCTCCGCCCGTAACAAGATGCAGCCCCAGGTGGTTGACTCCCAGGTTGACCCGATCATCAACCAGTCGGAGATTTATGCGGGATGCTACGTCAACGCCACGGTGACCGCGTTTGCCTACAACTTCGAGGGCGTGAAGGGCATCGGTTGGTCGCTGGGCAACGTCCAGAAGGTCAAGGACGGCGAGCCGTTCGGCGCGGGTAACGTTCGCGCCGAGTCCGAGTTCGAGGCGTTCGACACGGAGGGCGATGACGACGAGGCTCTGCTGTGAGCACGTATGATGACGCCCGAGACCTGGTGATTGACGGGCTTGAGAGTATCATCGCTGAGTCTACCTCGGAGTTTGACGAGGCTGGGTCTGAAGAGTTGGTACGTAGTATCCACGTCGAGTCCATCGTCTACCGTCTGATGGATCAGGTCTGACATAGCAATACTGACTAAACGGCGCATGGCTCACGGGCCGTGCGCCGTTTAGTCGTCTCGGAAAGGAGAACACATGGACAACGAGAAGACGTATCACCCCTCCGAGGGTCTAGAGTCCTCATGGCGAGTTGAGGCCGGGTTGCGTGACCCTGAGCCGATGAAGTATTATGCAGGGGTACAGGTTACTGACGGCATGTGGCGAACGGGTCCGTATGACTCACCGACAGCCGCGTATACGGCTCAGCGGACAATGCAGCGAATCGCTTGGAGGATTGATGACTGACTACCTTTATCTCGATATCGAGACTCGCTCGGGCGTAGACCTGAAGAAGACGGGCGTATACCGATACGCCGAAGATTCGAGGTTTGATATCCTCATACTCGCGTGGGCATGGAATGACGAGCCGATGCAGACGAGCACGGACCCTGATGAGATGCAGGTGGTTATCCGGGATATCCTTGAGCGCCACGAGCGCGGAGAGGATTTCAAGGTCATCGCCCACAACACCGGGTTCGAGCGCGTGTGCTTCTCGTCCTTCATCGGGATGCCAGTCGGCGAGTACATCAGTCCTGATATTTTTGAGGATACGATGGTGCTGGCCGCCGAGTGGGGTCTTCCGCTTCCGCTGGACGCGCTCTCTAAGTGGCTCGGAGGTGAACTTAAGGACTCGGCGGGTTCGGCCCTTATTCGGTTCTTCTGCGTCCCAAAGAAGGACCGCTCCTTCCGCTCGCCAGAAGATGACCTAGTGAAGTGGAAAGCCTTTGTTGATTACTGTGCTCAGGACGTCGAGGCTATGAGAGACGTTCACAAGAAGCTGCGAGGCTTCCCCACGGAGGATGAGCGGGAAATCTGGCTTGTGGATCAGCGCATGAACGACCGGGGCCTTGATATCGACGTGGAGTTCGCTAAGGCGGCTGTTGCTGCGTCGGAGGCCAACAAGGAGAGGGACCTAGGTCGTATGGGCGAAATCACAGGTCTCCCCAACCCGAACTCGGTGTCCCAGTTGAAGGGCTGGCTCATCGACCGTGGGCTTGAGGTCGATTCGCTTAACAAGGCCGCCGTCGAGGACCTTCTGGCTAAGCCCGACCTGGACCCCGACGCGCGCGAGGTGCTTGAACTCCGACAGTCGGTGGCCCTGTCCTCTGGGGCTAAGTACACGTCGGCGCTGAACGCCGTGTGCTCTGATGGTCGTCTCCGAGGGACGCTGTTCTTCGGTGGTGCCCACACGATGCGTTGGGCCGGTCGAATCTTCCAGCCGCAGAACCTCCCTGGTGCGAAACTGCCCAAGGAGGACTGGAAGATCGAGGCTGCGATTATGGACGTGAAGATGGGTGAGCCGACGACTCAGGCCGAGTTGAAGAGCCTCATCCGTCCCATGATTAAGGGTCCTATCATCGCCTGTGACCTTTCGCAGATCGAGGCACGAGTCCTTGGGTGGCTCGCCGACGAGCGCACCGTGCTCGACTCCTACCGCGCAGGCAAGGACCTGTACTCGGTGACTGCTGCGGAGATGTACGATGTACCGTATGAGGAGGTTGTCGCTGACCCGCAAGAGACCCTCCGAAAGAAGGGGAAGACGGCTGTCCT